CAGATCGTCACACCGCTTTCTTAGCGGTGACTGGTCCATGCTACCATTTATTGGTAGCCCGTTCTTGTGTCCTCAAGGACGATGACTGAGTTGGCAGTATATCCAACGGCAGGCTTTGGTGGTTTTTGGGAGAGACTTTGTCTCTCCCACATTGGGATTTATTCCCGTTTTTCCCTTATTAAGGGAGTTGTGGCGTTTCGTAGTGGGCGTCACGACCCAAACTTCTGTATGATGAGATTGTGTTTATCTTTTTAGTCCGCAGTCGATTTGACTGAGGCAAACCAATTTTAGATGGTTATTATAATGATGCTTGTTTGTACATTAGTGTCGATGTTTTTCCGATACGTATACACAGGCTGAGGAAAATGGCCCTCTCTTTAATGTGGTTGTCTTTAGTTTAGTTGATTTGCCACCATTAGGGTGACATATGATTTGAAGTGCAGATTTTGGAATTTTCCACTGCAGAGACGATCCGATTGCAGGGTCGAATGAACGTTTTAGCCACATATTGTCGTTCTAAAATAACAAATTCTCGGCGTCTTCTTTTTAGGTCGTACGAAAACCGACCGTTTAGGACTTGCGCGGGTTTGGTCCACCGCTTGGGGTGGCGCCTACTGGACATTGGTCATAAAGGCGTTGCGTACTCTCCGGGTAGCACCCGAGGGTATCCGTACTTCGCATGTCGCATCTTTTCTTGATTGGATAGAAGCGCTTTGTGAGATAGCTGAGGCTTTGGGAGGCTCGTCTTCGCAACACGAGTAGAGGATCCCACTGTCGAAGCACGGGTGCTCGTCTTCTCAAATTGGAATATGTGTGAGGGGGACCCACAACGTTTAACTATAGATATGAAAAAACAAAATAAAAATAAAAACGTGTGTGCATTATCCCTACACCTCCATTTGAGAAGACGAGTAAGCTTTCACCCCTTCCTTTCTTTCTTTCTTGATATCCTCTTTACATTTAACATGTCCTCTTTTTTCAATGAGTCTTTCATGTCCGACTACGATCCTACAGTGGATGATGTCGACATTTTACCCTTAGTGTCACCCCAATTGCGGGATGGCGCTATGTATGAAGATGCGTGGCAACACAGTACCCACCATCTTAACAACCCACGTGAGCCAGTGGGTACGGTCAATGATATAGATTTCTTGTCCGTTTATACAGCCCCTCCCAATATTTTTCGGGGGTCTAGGGGCATTGACGTGAAGAAGGTTCGTCCTGTTCTCGTCAACCTGGCCATTCAGATTTATGGTTTTGTGCGATGTGAAGATCGCAGCAACATACAGATTTTCTCAAGTGTCAATGGTATATTGATGGCCTTGGGGCTTGACGTCACTTTGTATAAGTGGATTGCTGAGGAACTGTGGCATTTGGTCACAGGTAGACACGTGCGACCAGAGTCTCTGGAGCAATTAGGTGAAGCCTTAGGTAAGGATGCAGTCAAATACGTCACTACCAATCTCGCCAAGATAGTCGAGAAGGTGATTAAATTTTGTTCTGCTGCGCTTATCGCGCCTAGTTTAATGGCATCTAAATCACAGTATTTTAAGCATGTGGGAAATGCGTTGAACAAATGTAAGTTCACATCTTTCACCTGTGCAGCATTGTCAGTCGATAGTGTTGCTTCAATGCTTGCCCACTGTGTATCTCGCACTATAGAGGTGCTCGTCAATTGGACCTTTCCTGACGAAGTCAATGAGTTGCTCAGGGAATCTGTTTTAATGAGAGCACAAGTCGATGAAGAAGTCAAAACCATGACTCGTGCAACCAGGGACCATTTGATATATAATTTACAGGGTCTCGCCTCGCGCTTGACAGATTTGCATTTCAAAATGCGTGGTGATAAGTTCACTGTTGCACAGGCGTTGCTTAAGGAAATAGATTTAGTGGTCAAGGCGAGGAACATGGTTAGTAGACATGCAATAGATACGAGACGTGTGCCCATTCCCATTTCGGTTAATATTATTGGTGAACCGGCTATTGGCAAGTCCGAGATAATTAATGTGGTGACGCATATTATAGCTTCAGTTAAGCGTGAAGGGCCTAATGCGTGCCCGTACGAACCACATGAGATTTGTGATGCGCCGATGTCTAAATATTTCAATAATCTCACCAATGATACTAGGATAGTTATATTCGATGACATTAATGCCGTTGCTCGTCAGGGCGAGAAGGCCGATTGTGTAGCAGCCCGGTGGGCTGAACATCTTATAATGTTGGTCAATCCCCATGGGTACAAACCTGAACTTGCCAAGGCTGAAGATAAAGGTACTGTACAACCCCATTTGGATGGTGTTATATCGACTGCTAACTTGGAGAATCAAAATGGCAATATTTATGGCTTGAACAACTGGCACGCTGTTGCCAGGAGATTAGACAAGATGTTTGTTGAACTCAAGGAAGAGTTCATGGGTCCTGATGGTAAGTTAGACGTTTCTAAACTTGCCGATAAAGATGGTAGTCTTTATGAGATCAATCCCTGGAAGATATCTTACAAGGTTTTTAACCTGAAGAAGGCTCTCGAGCTTAAGATGTCTAACCCCATGAACAATTGCGTTGAGAATAGTCTTTGGGAGCATGTCACGTTTGAGTATAATGGTGAGCAGCTTTATTCACAGGATATTACTTTTGATATGCTTAGAGAGATGTTTAAACAGCGTGTGAGAAGAGAGAGTACGGATGGTGACGTCATTAGACAGTTAGATAAAGCCACCGTTGCACTCCTTTTCCCTGGTCGAACATCGTCTGGGCAGTCAGAGACTGCTGAGGCTGTGGTTGACGATGGAGAAGCGCCTGTTGTCCAACCTCAGGCTAGATCGGCCGGACACTTAATTTATGATATCTTGGATGCCGATAGATACTTGGCTTGGGGCATTAGAACTGCCGTTAGGTTTGGCCTCATAGGTCAGACAGTAGGCGTGGTTACTGCACCCATTTTGGCCGCAGGATGGCATTTGTATAGGATGTGTAGTTATAGACGTCCTAGTTCAGATTATCCTGACAGGCTCGGGTTTAGAGCGTATATGCGCGAGGGTGCGCAGCGGTTTAATGATCAGTTTAAGTTGTTGTTCCTCTGTTGGGGTTTTAACTTTCTGACTTGGGCTGGTCCCTTTACCCGGACTGTTATGAGGTTCTTCGGCTGTACCGGAGAGGGTGTGATTTCGCTTATATTGTTGGGCAACCACATGAATAGTGTGATGAACATGTTTCCGGTAGACAGGTTTGGTCCATTTTACCACTACCTTAGAGGTCAGTATGCAGATATGATTGACGCATTGGCAAATGAAGAGAGGCGTAAGAATCTGCAGCGTGTTTTACTCAAGGGACTATTTGCTGGTGTAGCTTTAGGCACTCTAATTAAGGTTGCCCAGGGCTATTTGCAGGCTTACGAAGTCTACAAGATTACTCAGCAGTTAGATAAGAGGGTTGGTAATGATCCAGTGTCTAATCCCCAGAGTACCGTCGATAAGGACGGTAATGTACACGTGGTTCTAGATCCTAAGGTGGACGTGGCTCCTCGTCATGTCACCTTTAAGGGCACTTTCGCAACCATGGTGAAGGATAATATGCGTAGATCCAATCCCACTCAGACTGTTGAAGACAGCAGACATCAGGTAGGTAGATGTGTTTATAGAGCCACTATCAGACCATGTACTGGAGCCCAATTGGGCACTACCGAGTATTCAGAACATAGTGCTGATATGTATGTGTTCGGGTACGACACATATACCAGCGGCACGTACATTGTCACTGTGGCGCACGCGTTTGCTAGAGAATATTCGCATTTTTCTGTGCGCATCCATGATCCCTCTAGGGTCACGAAGGAGCATATTGTTTGTAAGAAGGACATCGTATTTGCGCCTAGGATGTATATGAATGGTGGCCAACATGATATAGATATGTGTATGTTCGAGATGCCCAGTAGTACTACTGGCTCATTGCCTGTCGTCAGGAAGTACGTTGAAGATGTGCATCTCAAGGCTAGAGAAACAGTAACTAGGTTGGTTCCATCTTACGATAAGGAGCGTGGCATTTACGCCGTTGAGGTGTTGAGTGCCGAATTTTTGGGGATTAAGTCTCACGCATATTCTACAGGCACCCCCGCCGCCAGTTTACTTAAAAGTCCTGTGTCCTATTGGATAGAGGGATTTGGCGATGATGGGTTGTGCGGTTCATTAACCATGAGTGGTGGTACTATTGTTGCCATGCACACTGGGTCTCACGTACAAAGTGAGGCTGTGACTGCCTGTCCCATCAACGTGACTACGCTTAATAGCATGAAGGCACGTTTGGCGGGGCGAAGCTTGGGTACGGTACCCACTGCTCGTTTAGACGAGTATGTCATACGGGCCCCTTATCTTGAAGAGTATGAGAGTTCTAAGCTGGAAATTGATCCCAATGTGAGTGTCAGGATTCCTGGTGCCTTGGAGCCTGCTTTGGCAGACAGTTACTACGATTTTGTGGGCACTCTCACCCGAGGGGGCGAGGCTGTCAATGTTAGGGCTAGGTCCAACATTTCCATATCTAAACACATTGAAGTGTTGATGGATTACTTGCCCAATGTGCCACACATAATGAGTGCTTATGCCATTCCATCCGTGAGTTGGAAGATGAGAGACACTATCAGTGCATTTATTGCCAAGAGTAGTATCCCTCGCCCGGTGGACACACATTTGCTTTCTCTTGCTAAGGAAAAGGTGGGCAAGGCCTTGTATGAGGCCTGCTGGTCACTCGTAGATCAGCAGCGTGGTTTTGCAACCATGGGAGTGCTCAATATGCAAGGTGCTCTGGATGGCAAAGGCTTGAATATGGCCGGTAAAGTTCCCATTAATACTTCGATTGGTGTGGCCTTTCCAGGCACGAAGGCCGACTACGTGAGTAACGTGTTTTGCCCAGAGCACAATGAGCACTTCGTATGTTTCCACGAGGACAACGAGGTGTCCATGGAGATACGTGATAGCGTTTATGACATTATAGAACGTCGCAAAGCCGGCGAAGTTGGATTGATATTGAATTTCATATGTCCCAAAGATGAGGTGTTGCCTATTAAGGAAGGTGGCAAGACCAAACCCATGAGACACATCAACACGATGGATTTCGCCCACACACTGGTTATACGGATGTACTTTCAGCCAATTTTGATATTGCTAGGTTATGATCCACTCGCATGTGGGCATTCAGTGGGGTTAGATCCTACTGCTTGCTACTTGGAGGTTATGAAGAGCCTGGTCAATGGCGATACATCTGTACCATTGTACATGCACGAGGTGCGTGACAGTGCGTTTGTTGCCACTGATTACAGTGGGTTCGATCTCAGTTTGTCTGGGGACGTGATATCCGCAGTCATGGACATTTTTATTAATTTGTCACGTTTGTTGCAGTATACGGACGATGATCGTCGAGTTATGGCATCAATCGCTTATGATATATGCAATCCAGCGGTCGTTATGCTGGGCACCATAGTCAAGATGGCTGGGGTGAATACCTCGGGTAACCCTTTGACGACCATGATCAATTGTGTTGCCAATATGCTCATCAATTGTCAGATACATGCTATGATCAAGTTTGACACCGTCCATGGCAAGTACATGCAGGATTATCCCCGAGATTATTCATCAATGACCGTTGGTGACATGGACTTTAGTTTGAGGAGCATCGTCACTTATGGAGACGACGTTGTTCTCAGGGTTGATAAGGGTTCCAACATCACGCAACCTGCTACCATATATTATGGCAAGCAGCTTGGTTATGTGATTACGGGATCTGACAAGGGTGACACTGTCACCGAATATGCCCAAGATTTTGGGTTCTTGAAACGCAAGTTCAATTTGTATGCTCATAAGCAAACAGGAGAAGTTGTGATGTGCTTAGCACCTTTGGCAATGGATTCCATATTCAAGCCTTTTGTGTGGGGTGATTTCAAGAAAGTTGACATCAATGATCATTATGCTGGCCTTGTGAAGTCAGCCTTACATGAGTTGGTGCAACATGGAGAATGTGTTTATGAGATGCATTCTCCCAAGTTACGGGCCTTCGTTGAAGCTTTTAGTGTTGAGACGAAGCCTAAGAAGAATTCCGCTACGGTATTCAGATCGTGCATGAGGTCACGCTTCAAGGAGGATTCATTTCCTTCTTGGAAACAAGCTGTGAGCGACAAGTACTATCATTTTCTTAATCGGGCCAATAGCGAGCTGACGCTGTCCGATATCGAATTATTCGAGTTGTAATTAGCACGGCCCTCCAGGGCCTAAAACTGGTGTCGTTGTGTACATTATTGTACATTTTATTAGGATTAGCAATCCAAGAAGCTCCTTACGACAGAAAACAGCGGGAGCTAAGTATATTTGCTGACAAGTTTTTAATTACAGTGTTAGGGACCATGCATGAACACAATTATGGTCTATGCCCTGGACAAGATTCCATGGACTTTACGGGGGTACACCCGTCTCAGAGTGGCGCTAGCGAGCGCGCTTCTTTGAGTATTGTAGACTCGCCTGAGGCTCTGGTTGTGGAACCAGAGTCCAGTGAAACTTTTTCCACGAGTCGTAGTGCGCCCAACGTGGCCAGCCAGAACGTGCAGTTTATGGACGCCAATCCCGCGTTCGATTATACTGTGGACGGTACTGATGATCCCACTAGGGGATGTGCTGACAGTTCTGATGCGACTTTAGGGTCTTTCTTGGAGAGGCCCATTTTGATCGGAGAATTTTCTTGGGCGCCCGGAGTGGCGTTCTCTCAATCCTTCGATCCTTGGTCACTGTTTTATAACGATAGTAGAAACGTTAACAGGTTGGCCAATTTCAATCTTTTGCGGAGCAGGTTGTGTGTAAAATTCGTGATCAATGGTAATGGGTTTTATTATGGGCGCCTTTTGGCATCCTACAATCCTTTGCCTGATTATGATCAAGTAACCATTAGCAGAGGGTTGACTGTTACAGCAGATGCAGTGGGCGCTAGCCAGCGACCACATATTTATATTAATCCCACTGAATGCCAAGGGGGCACATTGTGCATTCCCTTTGTGCATTACCAGAACACCCTCAGAGTGCCTGAGGCACAGTGGGCTGAGATGGGTGTCGTTGATGTTCGACAATTAAACCCGTTGAAGAATGTAAATGCTGCACCTGGTGTTGTTGGGCAAGAGCTTACTTTATCTGTCTTTGCTTGGGCAGAGAACGTGGAGCTCTCTGTCCCGACTGCCTCTAATCCTGTGACGATTGTGCCACAGTGTTTGGAGGTGAATCCTGAGTCCGACGAGTATGGCGATACTCCTGTGAGCGCAATTGCTTCAACAATTGCTAGGGTGTCAGGAAAGCTAACCAATGTGCCTTTTATTGGCAGGTTTGCTAAGGCCACGCAGATCGGTGCTCGTGCCGTTGGAGATGTGGGTAAGTTGTTTGGATTTTCCAGACCACCCATCGTTGATCCCATTAGGACGTATGTGCCACGGTATGTCGGAGGTCTGGCTAATGTCAATACACCCGATGCCGTGCAGAAGTTGTCTTTGGATGTCAAGCAGGAGGTCACGATCGATCCTTCCGTAGTGGGCGTTAGCTCCGCGGATGAGATGGGTCTGGTCGACATTGCAAAACGTGAGTCGTATTATGCCACATTTGTGTGGTCGACCACAGGATATCCCAATTCGGGGCCTGGTAGCAAGTTGTTCCAGACGCAAGTAATGCCTACGGTGTTTCGCACGTTTGGTAGCGGTGCTGCCACTGAGTACCATAACGTGCCTTGCGGAATGGTAGCTTTGCCGTTCAAATATTGGGGAGGATCTATGGAATTTCGGTTTCAAATAGTCTCTTCCAATTTCCATCGTGGTCGCTTGCGCATTGTTTGGGATCCGCATTCTTTGACTGGTGGTAGTTCCTCTACGGGCTACAATACCATGTACACTCGAATTGTGGACATTGCGGATATGCGTGACTTCACTTTTAAGGTTGGATGGGGTAGAGAATATTCTTTTCTTCCCGTTCGTAACCCTATGCAATTGGTGGACGGCGTGCCGGTCCCCTCTTTTGCCAGTGGGTCCACGGCGCCCGCGGTCTTGCAACAGGTATTCGGCAACGGTACCTTATCGGTATTCGTCGTTAATGATTTGACGACACCTAGTCCAGATCCTTCGATAGATGCCAGTGTGGAAGTCAACGTGTTTGTTAACATGTGTGATGATGCTAGGTTTGCTGAACCCACGGATGCTGCTATGTCTAACATGTCTTATTTTTCATCGGTGCCGCCTGAGAGTTCTTCGGCTCTGGAGGTTGTTCCTGAGTCAGATGAGAACGTGGCGGAGGTACAACTTAGTGCGCCTGTGTCCACTAATGTTACTACCGAGGTTGGGACGGTCGGTGATCCGACGGACCACACAATGGATGTGTTTTTCGGTGAACAGGTAGCGAGTATTCGTGAGTTGTTGAAACGCTATTGTTTGCACAACACCGTGGGTATTAAGGGTAGCAGTTCGTATTCTGGGAACACTTTGAGGTACACCATTCCAGATTTCCCGTACTATTCAGGATATAATCCCGATGGTCCGGATGGATCTGTTAGTGGTGCCTTTTCGTATTCTTTCATGACTCCGTTGAATTATTTTTCGCCAGCTTTCGTCGCTTATAGAGGGGCGATCAGGTGGAAACATTACGTGGTCAGGACGCCGAACTTTTATAGTATTACCAACGGCACAGGGCAAACTGAATCCTTTGATGCTTCATTGTTCGTGCACAGGTCTGATGGTGTCACAACCACTTTGACAGGTGTACCTACATATGAACCATACTCTTATAATTTAGGCCAAAATATTCTCCTTAATGGCGGTAATGATTACAAGAGAAACGCCAGGACTGATTTTAAGTCTTGGTTTAGTGGCGCCATGGCTACTCCCGTTCAGGTTAATCCTGATGGTGAGGTGGAACTGCCCTTCTATACGAACAGGAGGTTCTATAATGCCAGACGCATTAGGA